CTTTTTTTCTTTCATTACTTATCTTGTATTCCAGATATTGTTGCAGATACATGATTATTTTTCTTGTTTCTGTACTCTATAAAGTATTTCTTTTTAGGATCTAGTTTACGTCTTAGTTTTTTAAGAGACATAGCTTCCATTTCTTTTGCTTCTCCAACGTCTACAATGTCGTCTGTTTCTGGAGTCAATTCTCTTATTTTGTATTTATATCTCATATATTCCTTTCTTTTATTTTATATAGGATAAAAAAGGATTGGTGTCAAGTACCTTTTTTTCTTTTTTTTCGCTGCCTTTTTTCGTGTTTATTTAAACGCTTTTTATGTCTTCCGGGCCTTTTTTTAGGTTTATCTCTTTTAACGTATGTATTAACTCCAAACTTAGCTTTTTTACCCATTACGTTAGCCAGTCCTTAACGTATGGTGTATAGTCCTTAACTCCTGTTAAAATAGGCAAATAACTAATTTTACCATTTATATATTGTTGAAGATCAGCGCCACAATTCATACATCTATAATATTCTTTTGATAGTCCAACTAACATTGTAAACTCACTACAAGTAGGACATTTACCATTAACTATCTCTGCTGTTATTCTGAAATTTTTTCCTGTCATATGCTTTCTTAGACTTTACCACACGCTGGTGATAACGTCTATCTTTTAATTTTTTAGCAATCTTATTCGATGATGAGTTTTTTAATCGATTTTGAGCCATCAATATTATCCTCTAATTCAGCCTTACCTTTCCAGCATTTGTAGGATACTGATTCTGAATATTGTCTCTCAGCCTTACGCTTGCCATTGAGGCACATTCCCATCGAGTCTTGAATACGGGCTTCCTTAATCTCTCCGTTCACAAACATAAGCAGGGCTACTACAGCTTCAATCATTGTCCATTACCATTTTTATAATGCATATCTCTTGCTTGGTCTTTAAGTTTTTCTATATCTTCTAAAACTTTATCCATTTGTTTTCTTAAAAATTCTATATTAACTTTATTCAAAGCCATTGACTCGATATGCTTGTTAAGCTTATCAGTGGTCTTATAAAGATCCTCGATCATCATAAATTGTTCGCTATCTGCGGGAAGGGACCCAAGTTGGCCCCGCGGCCATTTGATTCTAAACTCTGTATTCTCAGTTAAATCTTTAGACATTAATTCTACTTCCGTTTGAAGTTTGTTTTGAGTCTCAATGATACCGAAATAAGCCCACGTGCCGATCGCGACCATGGCGATCAAACTGGCAACCGTTTTCATCGGCATCTGTACAGCTGCTTCTTCAGAAATTTTGAGAGGTTTACCCATTANTTATAACTATACCCCGTGTTGCTTTGTTCTAATTTTTTAAATAATTTTTCGTGCTGGTCCATGATCTCTTTATCAGAGTCTTGCATGTCATCCATTTGATCTTGTAGTTTTTCTACATATCTTTCTAGTTTTTGTACTTTATCCATTTGTACAGCTTGAATGGTTGATAATTCAAAAGTTCTAGATAAACTCCAACCCCCTAATGCAATTAGGAGTCCAACCAACATCGTTAAAATTTTTTCCATCATTCTATTTTATCCCAAGATTCGTTATCTATACCAATTTTTGGTTTTGGCTTTGGCAGTATAATGTTTTTTTTATCTATTTTCAATGATGGGTTTTGTATGGGAGCTACACAAAGAGTCAATAAACACAACAAAATTATTAATATTGCTGTAAAACTGTAATTCATAATTACACCTCATTTTTTCTTTTCCTCAATCTCATAAAAGAACTTGTCGGTATCTTCTGTCCGCCATGCTCTACTGTCCTCTACATTCCATTCGTTAGTTTGCACTTTCCAATCAGGCACATCATCTTTTACAGTAAATGAAGGTATGTCCCATATAATTCGATTGTTTGGTTGTGCTGCATAATTGCCATCATCTAAAGCAAGTATGTGCGCACATTTATGCTCGTGCGGAATTTCTGAGTGATCAGTATCAACTATGTTACTCTCTGGATGTGCAAAGTCAACAGTAAATAAATATTTACCGCTATGCCACTTTTTATCTTTACCGATATATTTACCGGCTTGTCCGTCTAGAATATCCCAAGAAGTAACAGCAGGATAATAACTAAAACAATTCCACAACTCCAACTCATCAAGTCTACGTTTAGGAACTTCTTTCGGTTCAAAACCTCGCTGAATGAAGGCGCTAATCGGGAGACGATAGAAGACAGCGCCATTTTCCATGACTGCATGCCAGAGTATAGCACGCCCTGTAATCGATGTAATGCCAAAGATGATACAGTCTTCAACTTCTCCGTGATGTTTTTTAAGGTCATATAAATACTCCTTTTTTATTTGGGCGTATTGTACAGGAATATTTGCATTTAAGTAAGCCATAAAATAACCTCATTTTATTTGGCCCCAATTAGGACCAGATTCATAATCTACTTTGTTTGGTACTTCTAAGTCAACAGCAGATTCCATAATTTGTTTTATTTTTTCTGCATGCCCAGGATCTTTAATAGATATATCAAGTTCATCATGCACTTGTATATGCGGTACAATACCTTCTTTGTATAATGCTATCATAGCTTTCTTGGTCATGTCGGCTGCTGATCCTTGTATCAATCTATTCAAAGCTTTGTATGTGTATGCTCGTTTAATCCCTGGTCCGTGTTCCAAGAGCGCTGCATCGTGAGGCAATGCTTTATGAATACCAAATTGATTGGGCTCCCATAGGTGAAACCTGCATAGTCTACCCAGTAACGTTCTTATTTTACCAGAGTCTTGGGCTCTGTTCATGACATTGTCCATTAGTTTTTTTACAAATGGAACTTTGTTATGATATTGTCTAAATAGTTCTTCAGCTTTTTGTTTATTGATTCCAAGTTCAGCCTGTAATTTATTTTTACCCATACCATAGAACAGACCAAGGTTTATAGTCTTGGCCTGTGATCTAGGGATCTCTGCCATGTCTGCCACGATAGTGTGGAAATCGGCATCGCCTTCACGGTAGGCGTCCAACACTTCGTCCACTCCATAGAGATTCTGTAAAGCAGCATAATGCACTACCAACCTAGGCTCCTGCTGAGAATAGTCAAATACACCCCATCTATGGCCCTCCTCGGGCACAAATAGAGACCTAATACGTGGTCCGATGTCCTTGTTTCTAGCTGGTAGCTGCTGTAAATTAGGGTTAGAATAGCTAAATCGACCCGTCACAGTACCACCATTATCTGATCTAAGTTGGTTTATTTCAGCATGTATTCTTCCTTTATGATTATGTTTTAATATGGTATCAATAAACGTGGTATGAGCCTTGTTTATTTCACGGGCTTGGGCAATTCGTTTCACTAGCGGGTGGGGGTGATTCTGTAGAAAGTTTTTTGTAAAAGATGGAGAATTGGTTTTTTCAGTTGAGTCATAAGGTAGGCGAAGTTTTTCAAAGACTTGCGCAATACTCCTTGCCGCCCATATTTGGACGTCTACTTGAGTTTCTTTTTTTACTGATAATAATAATTCTTTTTCTTGTTCAAGTAATTCTTGTTTTAATTTGTGAGCGGCTTCTACGTCTACACGAACTCCTAAAAATCGCATATCGACGAGGCAAGGAAAAAGTTCTGTCTCTAGTTCAAAAATAGAATTTATATCTTGAAAATTAATTTCTTTCTTTAGTTCTTGCCACAGCTGTAAAGTAAGTGTGGCGTCCATTTCTGCATATTCACCAACATACAGCGCAGGTAGTTTATACATCTCTGCCTTGGGGTCAACCCCCCAACTCTTTGCTGCTTCATATAAATGTGTTTCACTTTTTGTTTTTCCGGTGTATCTTTTAGCACAGTTGTTTAAGTCATAACGCATTTGATTTTCATCAACAAGAGCCGATGCAATCATCGTGTCTATAATTTTTCCGTTAATACTTAGACCACTTGATCGAATCCAACACACGTCATACATGGCGTTGTGAAATATTTTATCTGCAGGAGTATCCAATACTCCTTGAAACCATTTAAGAACTTTATTTTTATCCATGTTACCACCACCTTCATGAGCAATAGGATAGTAACCACACCAGTCATTTACAGCCACAGACATACCTACAATGTTTCCCTTACCTGTAACAGAACCAGATCCCATCTTCATTAAATCTGTATCTTTTGTTTCTAAGTCAATTGCAATTTCATCATACTTTGATAAATCAGGAAAGTTGTCTGGCGGTAGCCATTCTGTTTGCGGTGCAAACAAAGGTTTTTGTATCATTTAATGCCCCATGTGTTTGGTTTATTTTTTGGTAAATCTTCTTTTGGTTTTTTTATTTCTTTATAATCTCTTTCTAAAATCATTTCTAAAAAATGTATGGCTTTCAAAATATCTTCCCTCTTTCCTTTCAGTCGATGACGACAGATATATTTTATAGCACAGCCCTCTGGAAAGAGCAACTCATTTTCAACTACAAACTTGCTTGGTTGAATTTTAAATTTTTGGTAATGTGATCCTCCGTGTTGTTTATCCCAAACACTCATACGTCCTCCATTGGAAAAGATTTTTCATAATCTTTTGGTCTTATTATATGTAAGTTTTCTTTTGTTCTTGTTGCTCCTACATAAAACAATCTAGTTTCATCATCTGGATTTTTTCTGTAAGATTTATTTGTGTTATGTGTTAAATCAGTCAACAACATAACATTATCTTCTTCTCCACCTTTTACGCTGTGAATTGTAGATAATTTTATTCTTGGTGATTCTTTTAAATTTTCACCATTTCTACGCATGCTTCGTATATAATTTATTGTTCTAAAATTTAAATCGTCAAATGTTTCAAACCAAACTTTGTCTGTTTTAATTTTAGTATCTGACAAATTATAATAACTTTCTTTTGCCATACCTTTTAAAAAATTTTTATCTAAAGTCTTTGTTGATATGTAGCTACATATTCTTTCTATTTGTTTGTAACCTAGTGGCTGTCCTTTTCTACCCGCTTCAAAATCTGCTGCAGCTTCTGCTGCATCTTTTTCAGGTGATGTTTTAAATCTATTTTCAAAGTACCAACCTCGCTCTCTCATTTCATCTTCAATGTCATTCAACATAAATCTAGTTCTAGTGAGCACTAGCCAATTACCTGATGACATATCCACATCTTTAATGTCGTCATGAAATTTAAGAGAGCCTTGATGGTCTCTTGGTGCCCACTCTTTATATCTCCTGTTAGACACACGTTTAATTATACCTAAAGCAAAATCATGTATTGCTCTTGGTATTCTTCTTGATTGTGTGAGGTTTAACAATTTACCTTTTTGTGTAATGAATGAGTCCACATCCGCTCCTGCCCATCTAAATATCGCTTGGTCATCATCACCTGCAATAAAAGAATCTTCTGTTTTGTCCCAAATAGTTTTAGCCATGTTCCATTGCATCATTGATAAATCTTGAGCCTCATCAATAAATACAACATCAAACTTTGGTGACTTGTCTGATTTTATAAATTCTAAAATCATATCGTTGTAATCTATAAGATTGTTTTCTTTTTTATATCTTGTTAACTCGTTACTTAAATGTGTTAGTGTAGTATAATCTATCTCTGTAGTGTGATCCCCTAGTTTTACTTGTTGATCTAATGTTATATTTCTTAATTTTGCTAAATTAATTATACGTAAATAATCTGACTTGGTTGTAAACAAACCAGTCTCTTCTTCATCGTACTCATTATAATCAATAAATAAATTTAATTTTCTACCCAGGTCTTCGTAGTGTCTTTTCTGCATAACCTGATCTTTGTTTACTCCAAGTCTTCTAAACGCAAGAGAGTGCATTGTTCTAAAGTATGGTAAGTCATCTTCGGTATAATTAAACTTATCCATTGCTCTAGACTTTGCTTCGTTAGCTGCTTTTTTTGTAAATGCAAAATAACCTATACGATCTGGATCTGTATTTTTAAGATAGTCTTCTACTTGATTTAACAAAGTGTGAGTCTTGCCTGTTCCTGGTGGCCCTAATACAATTGTTTTCATAAAATTTGACTACCTTTACTCATGTTATCAAAAGCCCACAACGGCTGTAAATTTTTATAATAACAACACGCTAATTGTTGAACTGGGCATCGTAAATCAAAAGAAGCACATGGTATTATGTGATCCATATGCCATTTACCATAATTATTCCAAGACATTCCTGGTTTAAATAAAGATTCAATATGTTTACGAGCTGTTTCAAAACTACATCCTAAAAGTTCTTTTGATTTTAATTGTTTAAAATCCATACTGCTTCTTCTTCTAAAAACACCATGAATTAATTTTCTAAGATTATTAGCATGCCAATAACTTGTTTTTTCACGTTTGTGTTTATCTCTTCTTATTTTTTC